GTGTCAGTCGTAGAACGTGAGCCAGTAGTGTGCTGCTTGATCGACTGCGACATATTGACTTCATCAAAGCCAAGCACGCCGGTGCCCATCATGCCGTTCTTAAACTGCTTTGAAACAGTATCGGTTGGGTTAAAGAGGCCTTTCATACCTTCAACCAAAGCTGCGTTTGCCGCAGGGTTGACGGTGGCGTAACGTGGCGACATGACCGCTGCGTTCTCGTTAAGCTTCTGTTGCGCTTGCAGCAGAACCAGCGAGGTGCCGGGGGTCGTGCCTGGGGTGCCAACAGCCGAATAGATCGACTTGTAGGCGTTAGCCACATCGGCGTCGATGCTGGAGGCCAATTGGCTGATACGAGGCTTCAGCACGCGGTCTGCAAAGTCGTCAAGCTGCATCGTCAGTTCAGCGGAAGTGAAGTTTACGCCGATGTGCTTTTGGTTGGCAACAGACAGGGTGGTGAACTGCTCGTTGTCGTCCTGCACTTGCAGGGCGGCACCGTCCGTCACCAGAGCGCGGTCTGGCAGGCGGATACGCAGGGTTGAACCAATTTTTGCGCCTTCAACGGCAAAGCTGTCGTCGTACTGGCGGTTGCAGTTGCGGGTGATTACCAGATTGTTCTCGAGGATTTCGAGAGCCTTCCGCGTAATCATGTCAATGGTAAGAATCGAATTAGCCACAATAATTTCCTTATGAAGTTAGTAACGGTTGCGCTCAAGTTTCTTCATCTGCCTAGCCCTGTCAGCCACAATCCATTCGCTTGTGCTCATGGTCTTGATTGATCGAGGATCGGTAGTGTCGTAACTAGGCGCACCAGAAGAACGTGCGGTAACCGGCGCAATCGGGGTTGGTGCACTGGTCGTTTTCTTGACAACGGGATTATCAGCCAATTTGGCTTCAAGTTTCCCGATTTCTTTGGCCTGCAAGATGGGCTGCAACTTGGAAATACGATCTGCCTCTTTGGGGTTCGCCCCCAAGAAATAAGCCACATCAGGGCCGATTTCAGATGCTTGGATCGACTGAGCCATCACTTCAGTAATCCGAAGGTTGGGGTTGTACGCGACTTGCTCAAAGTCCTCGTACTTGTCCCGTGCTTCTTCTTCCCTGTCGCGGTAGCTCTCAAGAGTTTCTGACTGCTGTTTTTGCGCCTCACGTTCACGAATGATCTGCTCGGCCTTTTGATAGGCCAACGCCTCGGCGTAAGCCTCTGGCGTGTCAGCGTTTTCCGGTAACAAGGTAGGCGCTTGCTTTGCAGCAAACTCTCGTTCCATCTTGCGGCGTTCTCTTGCGAGACGCTTGCCGAATTCAGCGTTCAGTTCTTCCTGCGTAAACAGTTTCTCTGAAGGCGCTTCTTCAGCTACTTCCGGCGTTTGGTCTTCTGGCTCAGGCGCTGCCGTAGCCACCTGTTCCGGCGCGGGTACTTCCGCTACTACTTCAACTTCTTCACTCATTTATTGAATCCTAAGATTCCCTGGTCAACGGGCCAGTACGTTTTACTTAATTTCTGGTGTAGATTCGTGAAGCGTTACCTTAGACTTTTGCTCTGGCTCCAAACGCTTAATTTCCGCAAGTACCTCTTTATGTTGGTACTGCAAAACCTGCATTTGTGCTTCTATCAAACGTATCTTCAAATACTCATGCTCAAGTTGCGTATTCATGCAATCACCGCCAATTTTCGAGTTGTGCCACCAGCGTCCTTGATTGTTATATACCCCGTGACAGGCGCATCGGCATTGGCCGTCAAAGTTCCAAACCGTATCACACCCGCACCTTTTGCCGCCAGCCTAATATCAATGTCTGTATCTGTTCCAGAAGCAGTAATGTTAAGTGGCGATGCAGCGGCTGATGAACTAAGTTGAAAATAATTAGCCGTTCCGCTTGTTAAATCAAAATTTAGCCCAAGAGCGCCAGCTTTAGTTACCCAAAGTTGACCGTCAACAAATTGCAAACCAACCCTAGATGCAGTGAGCGTTCCGGTACTAAAGATGCTGCTAACTTCTTGGTTGCTTGCATTAGACCAAGAAATGACGTGCCGCATCCCCAAAGCAATAGCAACTCCTGTCCCAGTTACGCCATCTGTGCCGGTGATGCCTACCTGATCAAAAACAATACCTTTGTTCCAAGTCGTTGAGTTATTTCCGATCAAAATAGCGCAAGTGCTTGGATTTGCTGGAGCGCCGTAATAACTTGCGTCACCGCCTCCCGCCAGCCAGATGCCAATGGTTGCGCCACTTGGAAAAAGCAAAGACGGGTAATTTATGACGTTAGTACCAAGATTTTTGACGGCGATTTCTTGCCCGTAAGTTGTGGCCGCGCCTGATGCACGATTTGCCTCAAAATACGCGCCCCAACAAAATTGAGTGCTTGAAACGTAATCGTTTGTTGCAATACCTAAAACACCAATCGTTGCGTCGCCGTAATAACTGCTCTTAGATTTATCAGAAGAACGAGCGGCAAACACGCCGCCAAATTCGCCGTAATCGGAAACCGATAAAGTAGTTGCGCCCCGCTCCATCCAAAACGCGCCCATCTGGGTGGTAAGAAACGTGCCTGCATAAGGAATTGGAAATTTATTCCCGGTTGTCTGACTTGCAGCAGCGCCAATAAAAACGCGATCTGCCATTCGCCAATGCACGGGCTGCGGCGATTCATCCATCCAAAAACCACCCGTTGACAGCGATGCAGCGGCGGTTAAATAGTTGGTTTCCGTGTTGTAGTCCGTTCGCTTGATTTCTTGCCGCAGTTTGGCCTGCACCGTTGTAGCCACCGCGCCAGCACCGGCTGGCGTGTAGCCAATGCCTGGGCCAAGGCTGTTGACGCTCGTTTGCACCGTCGCGCTACTCTGCACAACAGGCAAAAGCTCCGCGCCGGTCAGCGGGGTGGTTGACGGCGGTAGTTGGGTGATTTTCTTGTTAGGCATTTAGTGCTGCCACTTTGTCTTGGAACGCTTTGATGCGTGCCTCCAGCGCAGCGCGGTCAGCCGCCAACTGCGCTGCGTCGGCAAACAACTTGGCTTCCTTGGCGTCCAAGGCGTTTTGCTGCGATTGAACTTGCTTTTCCCGCAGGCTTAATTCTTTGTCGCGGGCACTAAACGCAGCCGCCGTATCAGTCTCGCGGGCGTTCAGTTCAAGCTCACGGGTGTCTTGCACCTTTTTCTTCGCCAATGCTTCAGCGTTCTTGACCTTGGCATCAGCCAAAATCCCCGCAGCGTCAGTTTTGGCAACTTCCAGCGCCGCCGCAGCGTCGGCCTTCAGTTTCACGGTGTCTGCTGCTGCCGACAACGCGCCTTGACGGATAGCCAGCTCATCGCGCAGCGCAGCCATAGCCGCAAGGTCTTTAGGCATCTGCGTCGTAAAGTACGACAGATAGTCGGTGCCTGGGGTGTCGTTGATGATGTTCATGTTGCCACCTTATGCGTAGTAACTAATGTTCAGCTTGGCGCTGGCCGTCTGCTCAATAAACCGAATCTTGGTCAGGTCGCCGTCGTACTGCAACGTCACACCAGCAGCCAACGGCATACCGATTGAAGCGGTGGGGGCTACCTCGTCATCACGCCACCGGACGCCCTGAGTCTCAGCCGTAATGATGGCGATACTAGGCTTGCATGACAAGCCGTTAACGTCAGTTGTTGGCACAGTGAGCGCAGTTGATGCGGTCAGAGTGGTGATCTGTTGGTAGCCTAGCCGAGTGGTTACAGCTTTGAGAGTGAGAGCCATTAAAATCTCCGTTCAGTAAACGATCTAATCTCGATCAAAGTCTGCAAAAGCCCCGGCGTCGGGGGTGTTGGCGCAGGCGCAACTATAGCCGATATTGGTAAAGCTGAAATAGGCGCAAAGCCTAACATTTACCAAACCACCGCTTCCACGTCTTCAACCGTCACAGCAGCATCTACTTCAGCCACCAGCCCTGATTCTTTCTCGTACAGCGGGATCACCTGGGCGGCAATCTCCAGCGCGATCTGCTCTAGTTGAGCCAGCGTGTAGACCGAGTATGTCCCATCTACTGTTTTGTAGCCACACTCTGCGGGATGGCCTACGGCTGCGGCCAGTTGCGTGACCTGAATGGCGATGCTCAATTTGTTGTTGTCCGACTCTGTGCTGCCAAACACGCCAAGGCTGGTGGTCTTGTCAGCGTACATCTCAACGGAGCGGGCCGCTGCAATCTCGGCCTTCTTCTTGGCTTTGGCCTTGTCCAGATCAGATACGATTACGTCTTGAATAACAACACCACCAAACAGTTTGCACTCTGGGTCAGCAACAATCAAATCTTCTGCCCTGTTAACCAAACCCGTAGTAATGGGTGTGTTGATTTCAACCGAGAAACGGTCTACTGGGCGATCTTGGTCTGTAGCGCGGTCTGCATCAAGGTAGGACGCAAGCATAGCACGCACATTGTCTTGAGCGTCAATGACGATACTCATTACTTTGTGATACTCATATACAACGCCTTCTTTGTTTGTACGTTTTTTAATGATTGCCATATTATTTCCTTATGCCGATGTTGAATCGGTAATTAAACCAAGATTTGAAAGTGCAAGCAGCAGACTTTGAAGAGCCGCGCCTGATGCGCGGGAGCCTGTGACTGTTGGTTTGTCAACAGGGGTAGTTTGATAAAAACCAATTTGATTCACAACTGGGTCATCGCCGCCACCAGAATATTTCGCTAGGATTGTGCCATTTTGTAGGTTGAGTTCGCCATTACCGCCAGCGCCACCCTGACCTGAGCGAATACTAACATTTCCACTAGCACCCGCAACCGTAGAGCCAGAAAAGATGTTGACATCCCCTCCGTCATCCTCACCATCCCCACCTTCAAGCGTAAAAGTCCCACCAGTCGTATTTCCTTGCCCACCCGACATCGTAAAAGAGCCGCCGTTGGTGTTGCTACCATACCCGGAAGTCATGGTGAAACTTCCACCAATTCTTCCTGTACCGGAGGTCAGGGTTATGTTTCCACCATTACCGCTAACCCCCCCATCACCGCTGGTCAGTATAAAATTGCCACCTCGTTGGGTTCCAGTACCGTTTCCTGTAATTAAGGATATTCCGCCGCCAACACCGTTAGTAGCAGAAGCGTTAGTTCCAAGCAATCGCAAAAGACCTGTTACTTGCGTCCCGGCAGGGGGGACAGTTGTAATTGTGGAGGTAACAATACCTGACCCAGCAGGGCCAACGGTGAAGGTGTTGGTTCCTGTGTTGTAGGTGAAGTTAGCCGACCCCCCAAACGCGCCAGCGTTGTTGAACTGGACTGAGGTAGTCGGAGAGGCTGGCGCAGTTGCTGCCGGCGCAGCAAACGTGCCGTCTGCCCTCAAGAAGTTGGCTGTGCCACCACCGCTGGCTGGCACAACACCTTGGTTGGTGCTGGTGAAGGTGTCAAGGTACTTGGCCGGTGCGGTACAAAAAACGTCTTGCGTGCCGCCGGTAAAGTTGACTAGCGAGCCGCCGTTGCTTGACCCCAGAACGGTCACACGGGTCAGGCCGGTTGTGCCGTTGAAAACGCCTGTGCCGACTTCCCAGTTGTTTCCGGTCTGGTCAGCAATACAGTACGCCACCGTTTGCGGTGTAGCACCAAACGCTGTGGCAAAAGACTGAAACCCTGTGGGCGCAGTACCACTCAGCGTGATCGCACCAGTACCCGTGATTGAAGTACTGTCCTTTACACGGTCTGCGTAGAGTGCCATTTATGCCAAGAACCTCAATTTGTAAAGCGTGCTGAGATACAGAGCAACAATTTCATCAATGATGTTCTGAATGGCGGTGTCTGACTTGTCGCAGACCTCATACCGCATTTTTTCTATCTCATCAAGCTGGCCTTGCAGAAAATCTGTAATGTTCGCGGTTTTTTTATTCGCTGGAACAGCAATCTGCCCAATCAAGCCGTGTCTGCCGGAGTACGCTTCCGCA